GTAGTAGCACCATCATCAAATAGGTAATTGCCCGCTGTGTCATAAAAATAATTATGCTCACCATTCGGCATAAAGCCGTATCCAGAAATCTTTTTTGGGTCCAAGCTATAGTTGTCTGATTCTGGCCCACCGTAACGAGCGCCTTCGGTGAATATAGGTCTAATTTCTTGACCGGCCATCGGACCGTTTTTAGCGGTTATGGTCGTGTCTCTATACTTAGCCAAGTAATCGGCATCGGCCTTTTGTTGTGCGGCCATGGCCATCGTAGGATCGTAAGTCAGGACAGAAGGATCGCCCACGCCCGCTTGAGACATGTACCATCCCGGACCAGTTTTGTCTACAGCAGGCTTAGGAGGTTCGTAATAATCTGATTCAGCCATTTTCTATTTCCTTACTAGGATTACGCTATAAAGCACACTTTGGTTTGTTGTTAAATGGCCGGGCTTTTTGGCTACGGCATTCAGCAGCTCGATAAATCCTTGATCGGTCATTAGTCCACCATCTGTACAAATCGTTGGGCCCAACTACGCCAGTCAGGGAAGTCAAATGGATCGGGAACATTTTTTTGGCTTAGTCCTGAGATAACGCAAAACTGTAGGGCCCATTCTTGCCACTTGTCCTCATTGTCTAGCCTTGAGAGTGCTCCATAAATTGACATATCCATCACGATCTGATCGGCCCAGTCACGCAATCCGATTATAACCGGTTGCGTAATCACAGGGAACCCCCAACAACGCCACCAAGCATAGAACCGTCAGCTTCACCAACGTGCGCAATGATCTGGCCCATCTGGTAGTCACCATTGATTGTGTTGGAGGTAAACTTAAACCGCAGTTCGCGGCGTTCTTCTTTGAACCAAACGATCTGCTCGTAAGGGTCTGTGGGGGTTGCAAAAATCGTGCGCTCAGGGCCTTGAATTTCAAGAGCCTTGGCATTGGCTCGTCCGGTCAGCTGCACGGTCATGTTTTCAGACTGTACAAAGTCAGGCTCGATTGCCTCAACCCGAATCCACTTGTTTTTAGATCCGCCTTGAGGGACCAACATGCTCATGTCAGCTGTCTCAAAGAATGAAGGAACTGCTGTAATAAACTGACCATCAATCTCGTTGACGTCATGCTCATGCTGCCAGACCTTATAGCCTTCTTGAGGAATTATAATCCTCTGCAAGCCTTCCTGTGTAATCCTTAAGTCGGCATTTTCAGTGATTCTATTGTTGGCCACATACGAAGACAGTTGTAAACCGCACAGCAACGGCGCTGCGTATAAAGGGGACCATTCCCCTGCCGACCGCCCACCATTAGGCAACTCAGTGTCATACCAGATGTTCTCACGGAGATTGTAGATGATGGCATGAGTGCATTCGGTGGCATCCCCGCGTGGATAACACCACCAGATCTCGCCGTAACGAGGAACCTTGTAGGCCCAGACTTTTTGCGCAGCGGCCCTGTTTAAGCCATCGTAAAAGTAGTTGATGTTTAGGTTGTTGGGGATCTCGCGAACTACGCCATTAAACATCAGCATACGATCTGTTCCCAGCCAAAAGTATTGGCCGTCATACTCAATGACAGAAGCAGCCGATAAGATGCTGGAATACGGACTGATCGTATCAAACTGGAAGACTTCGGTGCCTCCTACAAAGGAGGCCCTGATAACGGCATCTGCGCTCCAAAAGAGGCCCGCTGGCGCGTTTCCTGGACCACCCCTAAGGGCAAGGCCACGGACAATTTTTTGACCTGCTACGCGCGCATTCCCTGCTCCTACGCCTATCAAGTCTGTAGGAGCCCCAGCCACCGACCACCCAATTACACCGTCATTTCCAAAGTACATCAGATAGGGGTGCAGGGAGACCACGCCCCCAGTGGCACTTACTCCTGCCGGAAACGTTGTGACTTCAGTTAGGAGATTGGTCCCCGTCATAGAACCAATAAAAATCTGACCCCCGTCCGTGTTGCAAAGGCAGCCGGCATTTGGGGCCACTTGGGCAACAATCATGTTTGCCGCTGGGATAGATTGGCTGTCATAGATTACGTCAAATTGCCAAATGTTGGCATCGTCCACTAGCAGGGTTGTTGGAGTACGGTCGGTGGTAATACTAGAGTTGCCAGTTGCGTCAAGGGTAAATCGCTCGACTAGGCCAGCTGATCCGGAATGAAAATAAGTTGATCCATTTTCAGTAAAAGTTTTAACCCCGCGGCTTATTTCACTTAAGTAACGATTGACAACGGTATACCCTCCGATCTTGCGGGGAAGTCCACGTTGCCAACGGACCCATTGCCCATCAACGTAATAGTCGCCCTCATATCTAGTGCCATCGCGCTTGATGCCAGGCAGAGACTTAAGGACAATTGGAGTTGTGGCCATTAGTAGGTTCCGCCCTGAATTGGATCAAGACCAATAGCCACTTGAGCAGCGCCCTGAGTGGAGGCAGTAAAAATTGAAATACCTGTTGCAGTACCACCCAAGTTGATTAGAGCATTGCCAGACGTTGTGGCTCCGGTACCTCCCTGGGATATAGAAAGCGGGAGTGAGACGCCCGCTGTATCTGCTGCGACTACGTTAGTGCTGTCGCAGTAAAGAATTGCTCGAGCTCCTTGCGTGACTGACGTACCTGCGGCAATTGCAGTCTTGACCGTTAGGGTATATGGGCCGGTTGTGTTATTAGCTACCCAGTATTGCTGAACGGTCTGAGGCACAAGGATGTTGCGATTGCCGGTCAAGACGCCGGTAAAGCTATAGGCAATGCGATTTAACTCGCTGCCTGACAAGGTGTAATTGCCTGTTCCCGCAACGTTAATGACGGTATAGTCAAATGCAAAGACTGGGGACTGCCCGTAGCCAATGGTGTAGAAGTTGTTGCCATCCGTAAAGATAATGGCAGAATCTCCTGGTTGAAAGCTTATAGTAGAGGATCCGTTGATAGTTTGCGCGCCTGGAGGATCAACCAAGAGGGCTCCAGTACCTTCGTTGCGAAGCTGCAAAAACCAATTGTCTCCTAGCGTACCGGCAGCTGCTGTAGTAAAGGTGCCTGCTCCCCCATTCCAGATAAAAGTCTTTGCCCTGTCAGTTATGCCTGCCGTGTAATTGGTTCCAAAAAATGTGACCGGCATGGCTAAAGACAAGAGGGAGCCAATAGCAATTAGCCCTGTCCCAGCTAAAGACGCGGCATTTGCCGTTGAGACGGCCGCTCCAAACTGGAAGGCAAGCCAGGTGCCTCCGGCTGTTGTGTTGTTAGTCAGGTAGAGCTGCCAGACTTGGCCGGCAGCAGGAGCAGCTATCTGTGTCCCTGCAGCATTTCGAATAATAAAAGAACTGGCCCCAACGTTGTTAAACAAGATAGCTTGGCCAGTTGATGCCTCTAGGGCGCTTGGCAAAGTCAAGCTCCAAGGACCGGCAGTTGCTGTGACATCCATGATGCCGGCAATCAAGTTTGTTGAAGGAGCTGTCTCAAGTGCCCAGTCAAAAGTTGTATTGGCCGTAAGGCTTACTGCGGCATAACTGATCTCAGCAGGAGAGATATTGCTGCCGCCAAAAATGTTGGTATAGGTGGTCATATCAGGCCTCGTTTCTCACGGCACCACGGTCTAAGATCTTGCTCATGTCCTCGCCTTGCAATGCTTGCGCGGCTGATTGATACATGGCTTGCCAGACTGGGATTCGTTCGTCGTTTTTCAAAAATGGAGCTGCTTCCAACAGGGTTGCATATAACAACAAGTTGGGGGCATATTGGGTCAGCCAGTTGGTCTGAGTATTCTCATCCAACAAGACAGGCAATTCGTAATACAGGATCTCAATTGGATAGGCAGAATCCGGCGTTGGCGCAATGATCCAGTTGGTGTAGTTGTAGTCGGCATAGAACACAGGCTGAGCAACCAGGGTATCATTGGGCCAGTAGCTTCTGACATACTCGTAGGCCCTTGAAAACAGCTGGACGCGCGTATTGCCGCCGGTACTGGTTCCGATGTTCATGGAGATAGTGTCGCGCCAGCGGTCTGGCTTGGCAAGGACCGCAACTCCGGCTTGTAGATTTGTCACGACGGCAACTTGAAAGCCTTGGATCTTAAGGTCGCGGCTGATGCGGCGTTCTGCAAAGTTGATCAGGCTTGGGATCTGAGCAAAGACCAATGGGTCCGTGACGGCAGATGCGCCACGTTCCAGGTAGCTGCGGACGTCGTTTTGCAGCGACGTAAAGGTCATTGCTTGTGGCATTATTCTTCCTTATGCAAAAGGCCTACCTCGAGGGGTTTCCTTGTCGATTATAAGCGCAACCCCTCTTGGTTCTGCATCTTCTGTGTTGGGGATGCTAATGTGAGTCCAACGATCAAATTCACGGATGATCTGGTCATAGGGTAAACCCGCAGCAATCACCGCACGGACTACCTCATCAGGGGTCATGCCGGGTACTCGGATGTCAGCAGCGCAGCCGTGACGATGTTGGCTGGAGTCTTTGCTGCCCACTGCATCATTAACCTGTTTGCACCGGAAAGCCGAATTCACCATGATTGGCTTGCCACCTAGCGTGTCTTTGACCTGCTCCAGCAATTGCGCCAGTCTTTGCAGGTTGCTGATTTCCACCTGTGTCGGGCTGTTGTCAAACTCCCGGTGGTCGGTAACGGTCAGTTCTGCAAGGGTGAAGTGTTTGCTTAGGTTCATTTAATCCTCACTTGGTTGTAGGAGTCGATGCAGGAGTTGAGTTTGCGGATGGCTTCGTCTCCGTCTGCGGCGATGGAGATAAGAGCGTTAGCAGCCTTTGGGTCAAGTTCGGCTCTTGCTTGCTGATTTCCACTGGCAGGGGCGGTATCTGAGGGGGCACATACACTGGCCTGCGTAGCGATTGACAGCCTGACAGCACCAGAGGCAACATCATTACGCAGAGTAGTAATTTGAGATTTTGCAGCATCATTTTCCTTCTTGAGTTTTGTGGCGGTTTCATTGAGTTTTGTGGTCATTACCTGCTCAACCTGCCGGGCTTGAGCGTTGGCCTCTGCAATGGCTACAGCCTGCTCCGCCTCGGATTGAGCGTACCCTTTATGGTGGCCAACGGCAAACGATATACCAACCGCCAGTAAAAAGGCTAACCAGATTTTGGGGTCAAGCAGGCTTAACATCGTTGGCTTTCATCATTGCTTCGGTCTTGTCTTTGCTAGATTTGGAAGACCCATAAAAGAAACTGATAATTGTTGCTACGGCAGTTCCGAGTAAAAAGCCAAGGATGATGTTGGCAAAGTCTCTTGCGCCTACGGGCATGGGGATAAACGTCACGCAAAAGAAATACAGGACGGATGTAATTGACCAAAACCAAGCAAATAGGTAGATGAAGTCCTTAGCCATTCGGCTGTTTGGGTCTACGGCGGTAACGTCAAACATGATTTATTCCTT